TAATGAAAACATGTAATTATGCACACGTTCTACATCATTAGCAGTATATAATCCTTTTGCAATGCCGCCTTGATTAGTAATAATTGCAATTTTATGACCCATCTTTCGTAGTCTAGCAACTGCATCCAAACTTCCAGGTATTGGCACAAAGTCTTCAGGTCTATAAGTGTAAGTGCCACGATCGACATTAATTACTCCATCGCGGTCTAAACCTATAACACACTTAGGTGCGATATTATTTTTATCGTACATTGTGATTACTCTGCGTTATCAGTTTGACTATCGCCTGGGCCAATACGGTAATTATCTTCTACGCTATCCGCAGTACTTACTTCGGTTAAACTAGAACCGTCTTCTAGTGCTATTAATTGATGCGGCATCAACGGTGGATTATGCCACACTTCGCCTTCGCCTATTTCTTTTTCGTACATTGCAGAATCTTTGGTATCAATATACCTTACTTTAAAACGTCCGCTATTTACAAACCAAGTTTCATCTTTTACTTTATGAAAGTGCATACTTGTTTTACCGCCGACTTTGTTAAAGAACATAATTTTACCACAGTAGTCATCACTCGTGGCCCAGATAAGTTCATATCCCCAGCCTTTTTCTACTGCTCCGCTTAGTCTAGTTGGTGGGTTAGTTTGATCCATTTATAAAATCCTCTGGAGTTGTAAAGTTTATATTAACTAATTTACGTAACTGATCTATATCAGCACATGTGTATTCTTGGTATTGACCGTTTAATGAATTAGGCATTGGCACATACTCAATTTTAGCATTAAACCGTTTAGAAATAAGTTCAGCAATAGTTTGGAAACTAGTTGCAACGCCAGTGCCGATATTAAAAATACCTGATTCGGAACTTGTTAACATAAATCTATGTATATTACAACAATCGCCTACATATATAAAATCTCTTAAATATTTGTCACTGTTTTCAAAAAGAGTAATAACACCCTTCTCTCGTGCCTGCTTAAAAAACTTAGTCACAGGACTTGCTTGATCACCTTTATGATCTTCGCCTGGTCCATATACATTAAAAAAGCGAAAGCCTTGAACTATAATATTATGTGACTGCTGCATAACCCATCGGTCGAACAAATACTTACTAGTTGCATAATAACTTTGTGGCAGCTTTGGTGCATCTTCGTTAAACTCAGTATTGGTGCCGTATACACTTGCACTAGATGCATATTGTAAATTTACACCTTTATTATTACATTCGTTAAACAGCCACTTTGAAAATTCATAGTTTTGCAACATTACTTTATCTATATCTCGTTCTGTTGTTGAACTAATTGCACCTAAGTGTATTACCCAGTTATACCCAGTAACATCGGGCAACGAGTCAGGAGTAAATTCATAACCAAATAACTCGTTGTCCTTGTCAAGGAACGGTGCTAAGTTTTTACCTATAAATCCTTCATGACCTGTAATTAATATTTTCACTTACGGTCCTTCAATATTTCAGTAGTACTATGACCTTCTACTAAAGGAATAATACGTACAGGTGAAATATCGTGTCCAACAACTTCCTCTACACGATAGTCTCCGCCTTTAACAATAACATCAGGTCTTAGCTTTTTAATAAGAAGCATAGGAGTATCTTCATCAAATACTATTACTTCGTCAACGTATGGAATTAATTTTAATTGTTCGATTCGTGTATTCACGTTGTTAAACGGTCTATCCCCGCCTTTTAAAGTATTAACGCTACCGTCGCTGTTTAGACCAACGACTAGCTTATCACCCATGTTACGGGCTTTTTTAAGCAGTGTAAGGTGCCCTTTATGTAGAACGTCAAAACAGCCGTTTGTAAAGATAACTTTTTTCTTTAAATCACGTTCTTTAAGAACATATGTGCCTACATGCTTTACACTTTCAGATGCGCCTGCACACGCTAATTTAAGGGCGTTGTGCATACTAACACCGTCAACTAATGCATATACAAATGCTGCTAAGAAGCAGTCTCCTGCACCAGTAACATCATTTACATCAACATCTTTAGGCTGTATAGTGTACGAAACATTATCAATCCTTGCACGAACTGGCAAATTAGAATCTGTTACAATCCAGTTCCAGTTATGTTCGCTAAAGTTGTATTGAGTTTCTTCAAGCATATTAGGCTTAATAAGCCAGGCACCTTCATAATGACTAGCAGCTCTCTTTGGGTCTACAATCACTTTACATCCGAATGTATTAATGTGTGCAATTATTTCTTTTGCATGAGTTAACACACCTTTAGCATAATCACTTAATACAACGTAAGTATACGGAGAAAAGTCAATCTTTTTAATATCAACTAACATTTGATCGCCGTCGGTAATATGATCCTCGTCAATGCGTGTAACATAATGACCGTCACTAAACACCCGAGTCTTGACACTTTTAAGTCCGTCATAACTTAATAACTGCGCATCAACACCAAGAGATTTTAGGTTTTCAAAAAGATTTCCTGCGCCACCTGATGTTTCTTTTACACTTATTAAATTTACAATAGGGATCGGAGCCTCAGGACTTAACCTGTCAGAAGTTCCATAAACATATTTGTCGATTATTACATCGCCGATTACTAATACTTTTATCATAATTTTATTATACTACCTTTTCGCTAATTAGTCAAGTAAATCTATGACTTTGAATACTGTTTTTAATTTATCTAAATTAACTTTATGTCGAAGGGTATTGTTTAATCCGTGATGTAATGGCTTTGGCCACTTGCCAAACTCTACCCAAGCATATCCGTTGTGTTCTGCATTTAATGCAGGCATAAATTCTTCTTGTATTACACATAGATACGTGTGAAAATGAAACCTAGTATCATTACTAATAAATGTTTCTAACGGCATTGTTTTTATAATATCAACTTCGCCGACTTCTTCAAAGATTTCTCGCTTTAAACCTTCCCATGGAGTTTCTGCACCTTCATTAGTACCACCGACTAAACCCCAAAGATTATTATGCCGGCCTTGTGCTCTATGTAAAAATAAAAAACGTTTAGTATTAAGGGCGTATACAATAGCGCCACTACAAATGATATTATCTAGCTTCATACTAATAATTATCTTAGTACGCTAATCTCCAGCTGCCTCTTGGATATTCGCCATCGTATGCTAGTACCCATTCGGCGTTTTCGTATTTGTATTGCTTACCAGTAGTAAGATTTGAAGTATATATAACTGTACTGTCTTGCGCACTTGCGTCAAACACAACAGACCAAGCAGTACCATTCCATTCGATAATGTCATTAGCACTAGCTACAAAGTCAGTGCCGTCTGTATTTTTCCATGCATCAGGACCGTCATACACATAGTTATCAGGTGTTTCGTATCCAGCATCTTGTCCAACATTTTCACTGTCATTAATATCAGATAATATTAGTATCCGCGGATTGCCTGATTTTAATGAAGTTGGATTAGTTTTATACGGATTAATAATGTAATCAATTTTATTCTTATCGCCATTTGGTCCAGAAATAACTGTGTCTGCAGGTAAACTATCAGTATCCCATGTAATAGCTAATTCGTAAGGATCAACTGAATTAACTACAACAGTGCCTATAATATCATTTGTTAAGTCTTGTCTAGACAACCGTAATTCGGTAACACCTGTACTAAATTCAAACGGCATACCTTTTAAATATCCAGTCCATGTTTCAGATCCAACTACGCCTTTATGGACTAGTTTAGCAGTTGTGCCCATTACTAATAATCCATAATTATCATGTGAATTAATTAAAGCATTATCAACATCAGTGACACTTGTACCTTCATTTATAATTTGTTCTTCAACTCCAGTAGGATTATCAAAATTATCAACAGCTACTACCTTAGTCTTAACTTGAGACTGCGGAGTATCTTCAAACCCGTTACCTGCTCTTGACAGATCTAAATCAATTGTGCCTTGACTTTCGTTGAATATACTTTGTATAACAGATGTAATTACCCCTAGACGTTTAACTTTAACAGGAGGACTAATATATATTGGTGTACTAAATGTAAGTGTTGCGATATCAATATCGCTTTCTGTACCTACAGGAATAGTTCTACTACTAAATGTAAGTCCTGTCATATTTACTACACTTAAACTAGTCCAATCGATATAGTTGTCTGTTGTTTGAATTTCTAAACTTGGATTAAACAACATTAATACTTGTTCTAGAATTTGTAATTTTTGATCTGTATTAGAACTCCATACATCTACATTTACTGTTAATGTATAAGGAGTAGGCATTAAGCGTTCTACAGTATAGTTTTTACCTTCTTTATTTAAATATTCTTTTCCAGTACTATCATATGCTTGTTCTCGTATGTTAACTTTATTAACATAGCTACTGTCACTTAGCCGATCGCGATCCATTTCAAGTCCAGTAATGTATACTGCCATGCGAGGTGCGCTTGGTATCTTATTCTCACTGTTCTCTCTAATAATGTTTGCAACTTGACGAGTTAAATCTCCGTACAATACAGGCACTTGTGTTAATGCACCCTTACCGTCTTTGTAACTAAAGTTACTCATTAGGCGTACGATCTGTGTTATATACCTGCGTATTTGCCCATCATAAAAATGCTGCATTTAGTTAGCTCCATCCGGTACTATTGAGTTTATATAAGTAAATCCGCGAGCGCCTATAGTAACCTTTAATGGCTCGCCGAGCTTTTGATCTTGTTGTGCCGGGCCTGTTGTAGTTATAGTATCTTCTGCAAATACTTCTTTAACAATCATTTCTTTAAGTCTGTCCCAATCACCTACTGAACTAGGAAATCCTTCATGTGATTCATACCACTGATAGCCTGAATCAGTTTTAATAAGTTTAGGAGTGTTTGTATTAATCATTGCAGTTATATTAAACGTTGTTTTAATATCGTCGATTCTACCGCCGGGTCTTAGTCCAGGACTAGACTTCCATTCAAATGATACTCCGCTTGGAAACTCTGGATCTTGTGATCTCTTATTATAGAATATATCTTCTTCTTTACGAGTGTCGGCATACGTTAATCCTTTGTATACAGAGTTATCAAACGTTTTATTAATTAGTTTAAAGAGAGATTGACAATTTTCCATATCAAGTTTTTCTTCTTCGTCTGGTTTGTATTTTGGCCCAGGTTTTCCTGCAAGACTTGCAATGCGAGCTTGTGTTGCGTAGCCTATTCCCCACGCATCTATTAACTCAGGGTTTTTAGTAAGAGCATCATGCACTTTTTCCCACTCGTTATCTTTAACTAGTTGTACGTAGTCATCTAATGATATAACTCCTGAAGTAGCAGTTACTTTATCACCTGGATTATTTTTTGGTGCTGTTGCATCAATTGCATCAGCTTGGCCGGTACTAACTTCTACCCAACCAGAAAACGTTTCATTTGGTTCTGCTGTTTTTGCTTTTTTAGCAACTACTGTATTAAAGTCAGGTTTAAGTGTTAATGCCTTTGGAACATTTCGAATAGTAATTTTCTTACCACTCCGAAATTCAACAGCAATAATAACTCTGTCATTTGCTTCTACTATTACACTTTTTAAGTCTTGCCATTTCATTATAAATCATCCCAATCATATACTTTATCTGGCTCTTCCAAATTATCACCAGGAGCTGTTTTATTTCTTTCTTCTTCTTTTTCTGCTTCCTCGTCTGCTATACGTTGACGTTCTGCTTCCGCTTCTTCGGCTGCTATCTTAGCTGCTTCTAACTTTTCAGCTTCTGCTTTCTCTGCTGCCGCTATCTTAGCTGCTTCAGCTGCTTTAGCCTTAGCTGCTGCTTTCTCGTTTTCTAACTTTTTAAGGCGTTCTGCTTCTGCTTTCTCTGTTGCTGCT